TGGTGAGCTCCATACCGAGCGCCTGGATAGTGGCGCCATACTCGGCAACGTTAGCCGCTCCGCGCTTTTCCTTGGGCGTGATATAGACCGTATTGGAAACGCTCGCCGAATTATTCTTGAAGACCAGAATCATCTCATTGGTGGATATAAGAAAGGGCCGCCAATGGCGACCCCTTCCTAAAACACACAAAGCAACGGAGATTTAACCCGTGGTAATAGTAACGTTCGAAGGTGTCGTCAGCCCATCGAAGGGATAGACTGCCGTACCGATTCCGGCGGTAGCTTCGAGGAGGTAGTAGGGAGCAGGCTCACGACCGGCGAAGGTCATGGTGCTTCCTGACATCTCATTACGAGCGGCGCCAGAGGTCAGCGTTCCCCCGTTCAGGTCCATCCCGTAGGTGGCTCCGAAGAGGAAGACGTTGTCGTTATTGTCGAGAACGAAGATCTGCGAGCGGTTGCGGCTGATGAGGCGCAGCTGTTCGGGGTCTTGTTCTTGGTGCTTCTGAAGAACTACGTTAAGCGTCTGCTCAAAGAGTGAGGCGCCCGTAGCTGGGTCAGATTGGACGTTGACGGTGAAGGAAGACAAGTCCGGGCGAAGGTCGTACTGGAGTACAGTCATCGCGGGGAGGTCGGTGACGGTGAAGCTCTCGCCGGAGGCGGTTGCTACCGTTGCCGATCCTGCCGTTCCATCACCCGTCCCGGCGGCGGTCACAAGTCCGTCCGCGAAGTCACTCACGAAAAAAATCCGTGAGAGACCTCCGAGGGCATCCTTGCAATCCAGCGCGCGGCCGAGGGTGATAGTACAGGCCATGTCTTATGCGAATGCGAATCCTACCACGCCGTCAGTTGGCACGGCTACGTTAACACCGACAGCGAAGTTCATCGTGGCTTTCACGTTGTCGCTACCGTCGTACTGATAGACAGGAATCAAAGCAGCGGCCTCGTTGCCTGTGTAGGCATTGGTTCCGACTACGATGTTGTCAGGGTATGTAAACGCAATCGCGTCAGCCGTTCCGATACCTGCTGTAGGGTACACTGGGTATCCGAGGTAGCTTGCGCCGCTCAGGTCCTGGTTGTATCCCGCTCCGGTATTCTGCGCAGCTTGGGCCTGCTGGAAGAATGCATAAGCCTCGTATCCGATGTAGAAACCGGCTCCGGGCTTCAGCATGATTCCGGGAGTAGCGGCGACACCTGCGAAGACCTTGTCCATCTCGCCGAGGATATTGGCGGCGGTAAAGGTGGCGGCAGTTTGTACCTGTCCGAAGTCCTGCATCGCGGAAGCGTTGATTCCTGCCTCGTTGATTGTTCCGTTGTCAGACAAGAGACCAAACGGGAAGGTCGTTGCAACACCCGCCCACATCAGGGTTTCGAGGCTCTCTCCAGCTTTAGCAGCTACAGAGGAAAGCAAGAACTCAGCGAAGGCAGGGGGAATCTGACCGTCCCGGCGCATACGACCTTGAGCCGCAATGAACGTTGGGAAGATGGTCTTCCGGCAAATCGTTTCCTTGACCATCAAGTCGTTGAGCGTTACAATCTGCTCGGTCAAAGAGATATTTCCCGGAGTATCAGTTCCAGCACAATCGGCGGCTCGAATAACGTCGGTGAGTCCGAGGTTGGAAATAACCGCCTTATGGACGACGCCCTCGATGAGGCGGCAGCGGTTGTTGGTGATGGTCTCCGCACCGGTGACGGCGGCGGTAACGTACGGCAGTGCCAACTCACCCGCGTAGGTGTTGTCGGTCACCGTAATGTCGAAGTCGTACTTCTTACTTTTTACAGGATTCATGAGAACTGGGAAATTACATTGAAGGCGCGATCTACGCCGGTGAGGTTGGGGTCAATTTCTTTGCTGAATTCAGCCTTCGGCAAAACGCGGTCGGGTTGTGCTGCGGGCTGTTCTTCGAGCTTGGCAAGTCGTGCGCTGATAGCTTCGAGGGCTACCGTCATCTGGTCGGTGATTGCTGAGAGGTGCGCCGACATCTCGACGGGCGCTTCTGTCTGCATCTCTTCTTTCTCTTCTTCCTTGGCTTCGACCTCCTCAGCGGGGGCCATTGCTTCCTTCACTACCTCGACAATCTCGGCGGCTACTTCGGGAGAGATTTGGAACTTGTCGACGAGGGCGGCCTTGACCGCTGCCATTTCGTCCTTCTCCTCTTCGTGGTCTGCGGCCTCGACTTTCTCCTCTTTGTCTTCCATCATCTCGACGACAGCAGAGTTTTCGTCTACGGTCACTTGCCCACCGTCGGACAGTTCATACGATCCAGCCTCCAGGGGAGCAGCTTCGCCGTCCTCGCTCATAACGCGAACAGGGGCGCCCGCGCTGAACGCTTCGGCTTCGGTGGCAATGACGCGCCCATCATTTAGGCGGGCTTCGGCGTAGAGGTCTTGGCGTTCTGCCTCTACGACAGAGCGGACGGCCTCCTTGAGTTTCTCAATTACTGACATAGATGGAGTTTCTAACGGTCGATATAACGCCGATTTATTCGTTTGGAAGTAGGGGGTCGAGCTGCTCGTGGTTCTCGCACGGCATATACAACGCCCGGCCATTGATTTCGTGAGCGTGGTGACCTTCGCACCCTAACGCCTCGGCCATCAGGCGGGCCTCTAATGGGGTTCCAAATAAGGGCTTACCGTCAAGGAACGCAACGGGCTCAAGCACATCACGCACGGCGGCGGCAATAGTCTCGATGGTGACGTCTTCCATCTTGACCAACTTATCGATGAAGTACCCCTCGATGGAGAACCCCCGGTATTTTTTGTCCTTGACATCGGCCCACACGTCGCCGTTGGTGACGCGAACGGAAACCATCCACGTCCCGACGGGAACATCGAAGCCATATACTGCGGCCTTGTCTTTGTCTTTGTCGGCTACTATCCAGCTCTCGAAGATGGACAGCCCGTCGACCTTCGTCTGGTGCTCTACGGTATACTCTCCGTTGCGCTTCTGCCTCATGAAAAGCTCGGCGGCCTGCTGTACCGTCTCCTTGGAGAAGTACACCTCGAACTCTTCTTGTTTGCTCTCGTCCCAGCGCGGGATCATCTTCTCAGGGATGAGCGCCGGACCGACGAGGAGCTGCTTGTCTTCGTCAATCTTGGCGAGGGTGAGCTTCTGGTCTTTGTTGAAGTACACGAAATTCTCTTCTATAGCGGGGAACTTTACAAGGCTGATGGCCTCGACTCCGAAATCGTCCTGTTCCTCATCAATCAAAAGCTCGACTGTCCTCATAGCGTTGTTTGAATTTGTAGCTCTCTGTTAAGCGCTTGCTTGTTGCTTATCTCCTTCTCTACAACATATGCGCGGACGGGTTCCGGTGTGGGGTTCTGCTGATTGGGGACGAGTGACCCAACATCGACACCGACCGACTGGACGCCACCCCCTCCGATAGAGGCACCCCCTCCGGCGGAAGAACTGCCACCGCCTCCAGAATTAAACGACGTGGATTTGATAGCGGCCACACGAGCCAAGCCTGAAGCGGTAGCTGCGGCGGCAGCAATAGCCGCACGAATAGGAGAGTCAGGCGTTGCCGTCAGTTGTGAGGTGAACGCCTTTTGTGCAGCCATATAGGTCGAGACCAGTGTCTCGGCTATACTGATAGCCTTGTTCCTGTTAAAGGCTTTTTTATTTTGCTCTACTCCGCCCTTGCTGAAGGCTTCGTTTAAGTTCGACAAGATGCTCAGGGTCTGCGTCGCCGTTTGTACCTGAATCTCTCGCCTTGCCATTGCGGCGGCTCGCTCGTTGGCGAGGTCTTCCTGCCGGTGGCGCTCCTGCATCTCATTGACCTCCGTGGCGTATTGATCCAATACGGCCAGCCGCAGCTCTTGGTTAGTTCCTGCCGCATCCATTAGGGCGTAGAAGGTGGCGTCGTGGTCCGCGATTTCTTTCTCCCTTTCCGTCAGGCGGCGCGTGGCCAGGTCTTCGTTGAGTTTGTCCCTCTGGGCAATACTTACCTCGCTGTGCTTTTCAAATAGCGCTTCTATCTCCGCGTCGCGCTGTGTTTCAATTTGCGCCTGAAGTTGCGCGTTCTCGCCTGCGGCATCAAGTTGAGTATTGTAGAAGTCCTCGATGGTGAGGAGCTCATTCTCTAAGGCGCTAAGGTTGGCGCGGCTGCGTTTGTCGAGTGAGTCGACGACATCCTGCTCGGCCTTAATGATGGCGGCTGCGGCATCCTGTGCAGCCTTTACCTCCGCCTCCCGTGATTTGCGGCGGGCGTCCTCTTGCGCTTTTCTCTCTGCCGTGGCTTCCCGCTCTACGCTCTGCACCTCCTCCTGCAGTCTGCGCTGCGTCATGAAGGATTGGGTGCGGATATTGATGAGGTTGGCCTCAAGGTCGGCGAGGCGTTGCAAATCCTCGTCCGATGTGTCGCTCATCTTGGCCCGCTCTTGGGCGATACGCAACTCCTCGGCGGCGGCCTCTTGCCGTTGCTTAACGAGGTCGAGCTCTATGGCCATAGCCTCCTTGGCGGCGTCAATTCTTTCTTGAGTGTCCTTGGTTCTATCTCGTGCGATAAGGCGAAGACGGGCTATCTCTTGCCTTCCTTGGGCATCGGCCACGGTCAACTCCCGACGGGTATCGAGAAGAGCCTGCTCAGCCCTTTGGAGTTCCATCGTCGCACGGATGGCGTCGGTCATCGATCCGGGCAGCTTGTCAATTTCTGCGCGGTACGCTTTCGCGGCTTCTTTCGGGCCTTTGCTGAACAGGTCCACAATGAACCCCCCAGCGGCTTGGAAGTGAGCCGTGACCCGCTCCACTACAGCACCAAGGCCGGCCATAATTACCTGAAGCTGACGCGCCCCTCGACGTGTACTTGTAAAGGCTGTGACCAGAGCGGTAACACCGACCACGAGCGCACCGATTCCGGTCGCAATGATTGCGGCCCGTGTGAGCTTGAGTCCGCTGATAAATGTCTTGACCCCTGCGGCGGCGTTCTTGAATCCGGAAATGGCCCCGCCGGTTATCTTATCCAGCACACCAAGTTGCGAGGACGATTCTCCTGCGTCCTTTAGTGAATCAGAGAGACCGTCGACCTGCGTCTTCGCCTGGTCTACTCCTGTGACCTTTACCTTGATTTCGTAGTCCTGCGCCATTGCGTACTCCTTGGAGGACTTTCCGCCACCATGACGAGGCGCCCCACTCATAGTATCCATATAACAAAAGGCAATCGGGGTTGCCCCGGAGCTCGTATTGTGCCGACACCTCCAATACGCGGGGGATGGCCTTGCCTATGCCGTCGAGGTATTCCTTCATGCTACAAAATAGAAAACCCCGCCGAAGCGGGGCCGTCTGTTTGTATGTCGGTGGGATTATGCCAGCGTCCAGCGGCTTCCGATTTGCGTGTGAGCCTTGACCATTTCAATGTGGCCGGTCTCGGTGATGCACTCAACCCATGAACCGAACTGGTCCGTTTCTTGTCCAATGACCGTGTAACGCAAGTCGGTGTTGCTTTGGTCGTTGTAGAGGAGAGTAGTTCCGAAGGAGAGGGAGGAGAAGGTCATGGTTGCGTTGTTTTGTGCGTTGTTCATACTCCAAAGATAGGCAACTTTCTTAGTTCACCAAACAAATAGACAAAAAAACTTTGTTTATTCCTGAATAAGTACCCGGTCGTTGACTCCAGCAAGGCGTGCGCCCGCTTCGGTGAGGATGGCGTCCTCGAACTCGGTTATGTTGGTCGCGTACATTCGGACCATCTCAACCTTAAGCGTCCAGTTGATTATTTCGTCGGCCTCTCCGGTGACAGCAAAAGACAACACGCCGCTACTCATGGAGGCCGTCAACCTACGCAGGCCAGGGGAGCCGTAGTCGAGCTCCGTGCCATTGGTCTCGCTTACGGTGACCGTCGCGGCTCCGCCGTTAGCTAAGAACCTCCACGTTTCGAACTTCGTTGTATACGGTACGCCAGAGGAACCGCCTACAGTGACCGAGGTAATGCGCACCACACCC